GGCACGGCCACGCATCGTGATGCGCTTGTTGCTGCCGCCCGAAGCGGAGAAGGATTTAGTGAAGTCGTCCAGCTTGACGTTCTGCAAGTGGGCGGGAAGGTTTTCTTTGAATGTAGCTACATTGCTCATATGGTTCTCCTAGGTTGATGACTTACGTTTAACAGTGACTGCGTACCGACTATCCACATTCAGACCAGCGGGAAACTCGTCTGGATGCTCTTCCAAAAACTGCTTCATGTTCACGGTGTTGAGCCGCTTAAAGAACAGTCCAAAAGCCTTGTGCTTGTCGACCAACTGGTAGATGCTGTTCCAGTCGGTCGGGCTGTAGTGTGTGGCCACACGCCGAATGATGATGGCGTTTTCTGTGGACATGCTGGTCGCCCCGGTGCTGTTGAGTGCATCAACAAGGGCGTTCTCGATTTCATTCATGCGCGTCTCAAAGACGCTGTCTTGAGCGGTGAATCCCGCCTTTAGTGTCTCGCGCTTAACGCGCAGTTCTAGGTATTCTGCTGACAGTTGATCTACAGATTCTAAGTCCATGTTGTTTCCTTGAAGTGAGATTAGATTATGGGGGCACTGCTTGACTTTGTCAAGCATCATTTAATTCTTTTTTGTAGAGGTCAACCACTTTTTCGTGGTTAAGAATGTTGCTTTGCAGCATTGTGTAGAGCCTACGCTCAATGGGACTACCCTCGATGTGCACGATAGTCATTGGGTTGCGCTGCCCGGGTCTGTCAATGCGGGCGTTGGCTTGTAGGTACGTCTCCGTAGACGTCACAGGAGCGTACCATATGATGGTGCTTGCAGCAGTTAGGGTTACCCCGTGTGCCGCAGCCTGCGGTTGTATGATAAGTACGCGAGGGTTGGCTGATTCTTGAAACTGTTTGAAGATGCTTGTGCGGTTACGCACCTGCACATCACCATGAATCACATCGCATGTGATGTTGGCCTTGAGCAGATGGGCTTGCAGCAAGGTTATGGTGTGACGGAACGGTACAAAAATCAACACCTTGTGGCTGGATTCTTCAATCACTTCCTCAACCACAGCGAGCCTGTTGCTGACATCAAAGTCAATCACAGAGCCAGTGTCCGAGTACACCGCGCCGCCTGATATCTGCAACAGCTTGTTCATCTTGGCCGCAGCATTGACCGAACTGATTTCTTCGCCCGCTGCCTCTACGAACAACCGGTCTTTGAGTTCCTTGTAGTACTTCTTCTGCTGAGGCGTCAGCGGGGCAAAGCGGCTTGTGTGCGTCACATCAGGCAAGTCCAAACACTGCGACTTCTCAAACCGAATGGCAGGCTGAAGCATGTTGAACACTGTGTTCTGCGCATCGGGGCGCGGCACCCAACGGAACTTGCTCACGTTCACCATCACCGACTCGCGGTAGTCGCCTAAGAATCTTGGGGCCCGTGTGGGTACACACAGCTTGCCAAGCCCGTAGGCATCCACAGGAGATTGTGCTGCTGGCGTACCGGTCAACATCCACAGCCATGTGTCTGGCGTAACCAGCTTACGCATCAGCTTCCAACGCTTGGTCTGGACGTTCTTATACGCATTGGCCTCGTCAATCACGATGAGGTCGAACATGCTCTTGCCGATTGCATCCGTAGCAATGGCCGGTATGCCGTCGTAGTTTATGACGACGAACTCAGCCGTGCTGTTGGCAATCTTGTTGCGCTTCTCTGCGTTGCCGTAGGCCACTTCCACTGTGCGGTGCACAGCAAACTTGAACAGGTCGGCTTGCCAAGCAGACTGCATGATTGACAGGGGACAAACAACAAGCACACGCTTGATTAGTCCCACGCTCATCAGGTAGTCTGCGGCCCAGATAACTGACGCCGTTTTACCCGTGCCCTGCTCGTTAAAACAGAACGCCCGGGAGTTGTCCGTCAGGAATTCAGATGTATCTCTTTGGTGATCGAATGGCGTAAACCCTATCGGTCTTGGCCATTTATAGTTTTGTTTAATCATTTCTTCGGCTTGTTGGTCTTTACTGTGTGGTCCGAGTTACGGCTGAACGAACGATTGGCACTGGGCGACTTCAGCTTCAGATTGCTCGGTGCGTTTGTGCCGCCCTTGGACAGCGGGGTAACGTGGTCGATATCCTTGCCGGTCCGGTCGACGCCCTTGGCATCCATCGCCCGCCTTGCCCGCTGACGGTCCATGCGCTTGGGTAGTTCTCCGCGCTCTTGTTGCTGGTCGTACTCTTTCTTGTATGGGCGGGGTTTGTTAACGTAGGGCATTTAGCTTTCCTTCGGGGTAGTTAAGAAATTGTCGTGCTCGGCTTTAACGGCTTTGTACTCCGCAATTATCTCTTCCGCAACCCGTAGTTCCTCATCCCATGCGCCGTCCAAACCATTAGTCCTTCGGTATGCACGGGCCAAGTTATCCATAGCTTTTATGACTACGTCTAAGCCCGCAATAAATTCAGCGTCGCTCACGTTTTACTCCCGGTGGCATACCTGCAAACTTGCGCTCATCCAAGGTGGAGTTGTTGTGAAATTTCTCGGGGTAACAGTACTTGATGTCTGTAATGACTTCTTCCAAGAGGGCGTTATCTTGGGTCCAGTTGGTGCGGTATCTGTTAGCTACAGCGGCTAATCTAAATTGTTGATAGGGGGGCAGCATTTTTCTTTTCCTTTAGCGACTCAATGGTTGAAAACCGGTGCATGTTGGCGCATTGGTACCGGCGGTAAGTTTGGTTGTTTGGTTTATCACGAGTTTCCAAGACACGCACCCACGTACTACATGTTGGGCATTTCATTGCTGCTTTTCTTTCATCAACCGCAACGCGCCGTACATCAGCCGCGCGGCAATGATGGCATCCATAGTGTGGGTCATAGCTTGTTCCAGCTTGCCATCCAGCACAGCATCGTGCGCGTCTTTGAGCGCCTTCTCCGCGTCCATGCACGGCCTTGCGTAGTCGTTAATTACCTCTGTGTTCATGCGTTCTTCTCCTCAAGTTCAACAAGTCGTTCTTTTGCAATTGCAATCATGTGGTTATAGATGACTGGTTCTTTTTCTTTGAGGCGTTCCATGGCCCCTTCCAACCATGTTTCATCATTTGGCAAATCTTTCAGTAACTCCATCAGTTCTTTGCGTTTTGTCATGCGTTTTTCTCCTTCAGTAACTGCTCAATGGCACGGGCAAAATCAGGAAGCCCAAATACAGCCTCATCATCTACATGGTGTACACAACCCTCAATCTCCTCATCCGTCAGCCCTACCCAAGGGCGCTTGTAGTCTTGGATGTCATCGTCGTCTTCATCCATTGCTCGTCTCCTTAATTAAGGTTCCGCATATCTGGCAGTGGTCATATAGACCCTCGCTCTTCTCTGGGTACTTGGTTCTAATCAAGTGTCCAGTCTTGTTGCACAGCCACATAAAAAAATCAATCATTGCTCTTCTCCTGTGGTGGTGTGCATGTGTGAATCGTGGTCAGGTCAGCAGTGCGCTTACCGCAGCGTTCGCAGAAGTTCCACTCCCTCGCCACAGACTCCTGCGCTGGTGGTGCGGCATAAAGCGCCATACCAATAGGCAGAACCATTGCGCGATTTATGGGTTCGTATGTAAATCGCCCACCATACACTCCAGTTACCCGCGCCACTGGCTCCTGCGTTGGCTGTGCTGCGGTGTAAACCTGACCACATATATGGCACTGAACAACACCGTTAAATTGATTCCATTTGATTGCGTCTGTATACCCGCAACATGGAAACGACACCGGCTGCACCCAATCTTCAAGTGGTATTCCTTTCGGATGGGCGTTGTCAAATACAGTAATTTTGTAAATAGGCTCCTGCAACTTGTCCACAGCCATGCGCCGCTTAGCTGGAAACCCACCGCCCCAGTCACCCTGCTTCTTTGCAAGGTCGTCGAACGCTTCGTCTTCTTCAGATTTCATGCTTTCTCCTTGTATACAAGTGCTAAGTTGTGTTTTGTCAGGTCATCTAAATAGAACAGATACAGTCCTGAACTTGGGCTAATACAAGCAAACGGCTCTTGCCCCTCATGCGTTGGCTCAAGGTAAATTGCAAACAACTCACCATTAGCGGAACTGAGTTCAAACTTGCCTTCACCAAAGATGAACCTGTACCCTTGCATGCAGTACCCGTAGGGCTCAGTCATGCGAACACCCCCCACACAACAGCACCAACGGTCACCACAAACAGAACAACAAAACCCACCCCAAAGATGGTCTTCAACATGTCAATGAAAAAGTCTTCGTCGTCATCGTTGTTCATGGCCCATACCTCTTGTGTAAATTCAACGCAGAAA